CGCTCTATCTACAGTCATTACCCCTACAGCATCTTTTGCTGTTCCTGCTGTTGCTTCAAGCAACACCTCCCAATAAAACTTTCCGTTAGCTGGTATAACATTAACACCAGTATTATCTGGGGTTCCCGTTGATTTTAAATTACCCATTGATAATCCACCAGCAGCACTCATAGGTCCAAAAGGATTAAACGTATCAAAGTTTTGGGTAGGTGCATCATACATCTGATTGGAGTTATTTATTTTATCTACGCTATACGGCAACCAGTTATTAGCAGCAGTAGGTGCAGAGAAGGCTCCACTAGGCGCAGTAAAGTTAGCAGTATATACTGCTTTCATAGTTATACGAGCATCAGAAACATACCCATTAAAAAAGTTCCCCCATGACGAATCCGCACTTCCTATACCAGCAGTAGCCGCTGCCAATCCATATACTTGCCATGTATGACTAGATGTTGTGTTAGCTATAGAGGTTCCATCCCTATAAATATTATATGCCGTTCCATTTTTAACAAATGCAATATGATACCACTGACCTGTAGACCAGCCACTATTGCTTCCTTGATTAAAATCTAAAGAGTTATTATCAGCAGAAAATCTAGCACCTATTGATTCATTAAAATGCAAACCCATTTGGTAATAGTTTCCTGAACCTGATCTTAATACGAATAAGTCCATTGTGGAAGTATTACTATTTAAATAAATCCATGCTTCAAAAGTAAGATTAGTGTTAGGACCAATTAGTAAATAGTTTGGAGTTAATGCTACGAAATCTCCTGATCCATCTAACAACAATGATGTTGTTGCCCATTTTGATTGAGCGTTTGATAACTGTGCGTTCCCATTAAAAGTCATTGTAGTTCCATAAGAAGAGGCATCAGTGTCAGTGGTAGCTCCATTAGTTCCATCAAAAGAACATAAGAATACTTCTAAAGCATCTATTTCTGTATTGCTTCCACCCTTATTATCCATACCTAATTGGTTGCCAGCGGTCATTGGCATATAAAAACCATTCGTTCCAAAGGTTAGCCCTGAAACATCTTTAGGTATCCAACGGTTTGTTGAGGTATCTGTCTGACCAAATGAAGAAGGTGTTAGAACAGCACCCGTTCCAGTTCCAGTAACAAAAACAATTTCAGCTAAATACCCATCTAAAAATTGTGCAGATTCGTCAAATTTTGTTCCTATTCTATGAGTAGTATCAGTTCCAATAAAAGAAGTACCAGTTCCCCAAGTATTAGTTGTAAGTGTTTGTTCTACGCCATCTAAATAAACTTTAATAGCTCCATTGCTCCAACTAATAACTATATTAACCCATGTACCTGACCTTCCAACTCTGACTGGCATTATAGCTGATCCACTATTTGACCCACCAGAACCATAGATATCTAGTCCTCCACCTGTAGAGTCATCTTGAATTTGAATCCCCTGCCTTGAGCCGCTTGCTGAACCAGCTTGTAATAAAGTTCTATAGCTTCCTGTGTTTCCTGCTGGCTTAAACCAACAAGAAAAAGTCCAATAGGCTCCCTCACTAGAAGTAAATGTTTTTAGTAAATAATCACTATCGCCACTATCAAATCTAGCAGAGTTACTAACCGTAAAGGTATCTGTAAACGGTATAAAGTTTCCTACACGCTGGCTTACGCCATTACCTTCATAAACTATTGGAAGAAAATTATCTGAAGGCTTGGTAATAGCCAGTTCTTGATTAACAGAAGTTTTAGTGCTTACTCCTACATGATCTGTTTCAGGAGTAATTAAAAAAGCAGTACTTCCAAAATTATAAAAAGCGTCAAAATCTCTACCAGAACCATTGCCCTGACATTGAGAAATTAAATAATATGGTTCATTTAAAAACGCTAATCCTGAAGTTGTATAGTCTGTAGTAGGACTACCACTGTTATATCTTTTTTGAACAATAACAGTTGAACCAATAGTAGACATATCTATGTCTAGTGAAAGAGTTTCATTCAAAGGCCACGCAGAAAGATTAGCTATATTAGTTGCATTATACCAAACACCTGCTGTTATACCACGAGAAGGATTCCAACTTGCTGATTGAAAAGAATAACTACCACTTTCACTAGCAGTAAAATTACTTATACTACTATAATAAGAAGCAGGAACTAGATAAAAAGCCGAGAGCGCTCTTATGTCGCTACCCCATCGTGTAATTTTCCATTCAACGTGATACTTATTGCCGGGATACATTGGAACATTACTGTTAATAGCCATGTTTACTCCGTAAGTTCCTGCACTACTCCCTCCTGTCCACTTAATATGTCTACCCCCTTCTTTAATAGAAACAACTCCTCTTGGAGAATACGAAGTAGCAAAATTTACCTCTCTCCTAAATAATTTATTAAAAGTATTAAAGTTTCCAGTTGTGTCACTATCAACACAACGATCATAAGTCCAGTTAGAGGAATCTAAACCATCTAATGTGTAACTATTATTCCCATTAACATCAGTTCCTAGACTAGATGAGTCTGCAAAATCTAACCATACACTATTGGCTCCCGTCCATGTTAATCCTGATAAATCTATAGGAACCCAAACTCCATTAGAGTCATACTCGCCGAATGCGGCTGGCGTATATGCAATTCCATCTACCAGCGCATACTCAGATATATATCCATCAAAGTATCCACTATAAGCATAATTAGAACCAACATACATTCCACCAGCAGGGGAACTATGCGTATAATCACTAGCACTTCTATTAAAATTAGTTTCTAGGTTTACAGATGGTTGTGTGCCTGAAAGATAATAATAAGTTCCATTCACAAAAACTTTTACACGGTTATTAGCAGATAGCTGTGTCGTGTCTACTACCCATAACACATGATACCATGCTGTTGGATCACGAAACACTTCTGATGTAGATAATGTGTTACCTCCAACGTACATATAAAATGCGTCATTAGTACCCCCACCACCCTGCGCTCCTATGCCGATTGCATCTGTGAAAGTATTTCGGTCAGATGCGCCAGCAAGCACTTGAAAATCTACGTCTATATTAGATTTTTTTATCCACATAGATATAGTAAATGTTCGCCTGTCTCCAGCAGTCGAGCTTGCATCTTTTAAAGTTTCATCTGATCCATTAAGAACTATTGATCCTCTAGGAGTATAGGCAGTCGTATCAACTGCTGATCCAAAAAATTGATTTGATCCAAAAGGTCCAGACATAATTAAATCCTATGTTACATTTGCAAACGCAAGCTGAGGCGTTCCCAAGGCAATCTTTCCGTCTGCCCAAACAAAGTATGGAATAAGATCAATAGCAGATGCTGCTGTTGAAATTGTTAAAGCTCCTCCCGGAGCATAGTATTGAGTGCCTAAAGAAAGAGTTCTGCTTCCTGTGCCGTCTTGAGCAAACACAATCACACCCGATTGACCTACGCTTTCTGTGCCGGGATTGTCTAGCGTTACATTTCCTGACGCAGTTAAAAAGAAGTTTTGGTAAGTATCAAAATCCAAAGTGATGTTACCAGAAGCAGATCCTGTTACTTGAACACTTGCAAAAGCACTATTAGCAAACTGAACCTTACCTGTAGACTTCATCCGAAGAACTTCAGCCGCAGCAGCCCCCGCCTTCATGGTCTTAAACACCATGTCAAAATCTTCTGAAGCAGAAGAGACATCAGTTGTAATGGACTCAATGACACTACCCGTCTCGTTATTGCCGCCAGCAGTTTCAGTAATAAAGTTTACGCCTACTCCAATACCTGCGGCTGGAGTAGCTGATGAAGTTCTTTTTACTTCCAACGGATAAAGAACGGTAGTTGTTCCAGAGTCTTCTTTGTCTAAAGAAGCGCCAGAACTTCCTGTAATAAGTCCAGTTACGCCCAGAGTTGAGCTTAGGGTTGTCGTAGAGGTAACACCCAAAGTGCCGCTTAATGTCGTGTTACTAGTAACTCCAAGAGTTCCGCCCACGGTAGCATTGCCATCAATAGCCCCAGCACCCGTAACCTCAAGAGTTCCCACCTGAAGATCAGCTATGGCATCCGTAACTGCGGCACCACCACCAGCCCCATCACAATACACAATAACATTCTTGCCGTTTTGAATGGTAACATTCGCACCAGATCCTTGAGACACGTCTATACTGCGACTAGCAGAAAGAGCATTTTCAAAAATAAACCACGCTGTAGTTG